GGTGAATTTGGTTCAAGGGTGACACAGAATGTTTATACAGTTGTGTCAGGTATTAGATTTACTGAAGCTGAAAGAATGGCTATGGCCGCGAAAGCTAATCTCGGGAAAGGGCCAACTCTTAATATACCAGCTACAAGAATCGCAACCGCAAGACGGTATTGTTTCGAAACCGAGAACAAACTTGCCTTTGCCGGTGATGCTGATTTCGGGATAAAAGGTATTTTCGATGATACTTTTTATAATACATCGTCTGATTTAGGAACTAAAGAAAATGTTGCTCAAGGAGCTACGGGCTCTACGGCAGCTGAGAAAAGATTATGGTCGAATAAAACAGCCCAGGAAATACTTACGGATTTGACAACAGCTATGAACGCTGTTGAAGCTGATGGATTATTCCAAGCAAAAGTATTGGCTTTACCTCCAACACAATATAATCGTCTCAGGACTCCTTTTTCGGATTATGATTCAAGAACACTTTTGGATTGGCTAAATTCTAATGGAATGTATTTCGAAAGAATCGTAAAAGCTAAGGAGCTTAAACTTTCTAATAACGGTGATACTGTTGATTATTTCATAGTATTTGACAATAGCCCTGAAGTAGTTCAATTAGCTGTTATTCGTGATTTACAAATCGGTGATGCTATATACGATACCATTGGTACATCAGAGCAGGCAGTTACATTAAGGACTGGCGGTATCATAGTAAGACACCCAGCCGCTTTTTATGTAGGTAAGGGGATATAATGGCTGAGGCCACAGAACAAGAATTAAAGGACATGCTGTCCGCTACTGTTGAAATCAGTTCGGACAGTTTGTCTCTTTATCTATTAGACGCTAAAGCGAAGGTTTTAAGTCATGGATTTTCTGAGTCTGATTCAAGATTCTCAGAACTTCAAAGACTTATGGCCGCTCATCTTATGAGTCTTGAAGGCAGAGCAGGAAAGAACATAGTGGGTGAATCTGTAAATGACGTTTCCATTGACTATTCGGACAACCCTTCGGCATTAGGGCGGCTTTACACTACTAACTGGGAAAGGGAATATCAAAAAGCCAGAATAAACATTCAAGGCTTAGTGGATAGGTTTTTATGAAAGATATAAATCATATACCACGATTAAAAGCACATTTAAAACAATTAGCCAATCATAAAGTACAGGTCGGAATACTCGGTGATGCCGAGCAGGCTTTAAAGTTAAGAGTAAATGAATTCGGGGCGAAGATAAAGCAAAAGAATAAAGTAATCATTATTCCAGAGCGATCAACTTTGAGGGTGTCATTTGATGACAGAAAAAATATTAAAAAAATAATTAAAAAAGCAACATTGATTTTTGATATATACGAAAATCCGTTAAGAATATTAAACAGAATTGGTCTGTTAATGACAGACGCGGTGAGGAAAAAAATAACCTCAAATGTGCCGCCGCCAAATGCTCCATCTACAATTATAAGAAAAGGAAGTGATAAGACCTTGATAGACCGAGGCGATATGTTGAGAGCAGTGGAATATAATGTATTATGATAACAAATGTACATATAGCTATAAACAGGCACTTGCAGAGCGTGACGGTAGATCGTTACCATACGGAATCTTATGTGGATGGGGAGCTGACGCCAGTTTATGTTACTGGGGTGAGTGTGGATGTTGCGGTTTTTCCGATAGGAAGACGGGATTTGGATTTTTTTCCGGAGGGGACATATACTTTTCAAGACAAGAAATTTTACCAAGTGACGAGTGGGACGATTACGGACAAATCTATTATTACAGTTGGAGATGATAGATATAAAGTAGATGGAGGGACTATTAGAATTTTCGAAGGCGGTTACGTGACATATTTCGGAAAAAGGATTTCTGATTCTGATGATACCTACTGATAAAATAAAAGCGGTAATTTCAGATCTTGCGACAAACTTAGGAATTACTATCATAAGGGCGGATCAAAGCGGAACTCATCCGCCTTATCCTTTCGGTGTTTATAAGGTTATTTCGAGTAATGAGGATTCAGCTCATCAAGATATTATAGAGGTAGTGGAAGGTTCGGGCGCGACATACGCTGACATTAAAAGATATGAGAAATCACAGGCTATTATCAGTCTGAATTTTCTTGATAAAGATAGAATTGATAGAATTACAACCTATGCGACTAACGCGTTGAGATATTTTAAAAGTTACATTGGAAGGCAGGCGGCGGAAGCACAGGAAATAACAGTTTTAATATTAAGTCCATCAATAGAAGACAGGACTATTTATCAGGAAGCATTTTTTGAAAACAAAATTGGATTTGATTTACGATTTGATTATACTGGTCTCGATACGGAAGAAGATGTTGAAGCTATCGGGACTTTAACTATAGAAACAGAACGCGACGGGGTCGATGGCGAAGACCTTGACGTAACAATACCTTAAGGAGGGAACAATGGCTTATATCAATGACATTACAATAAATATATCAGCCGGAACATTGGGATTACAGGCAACTCAATTTACTCCCCTTATAATTTGCGAAGGGGCTGTTGCTTCCGGTGTTATTACAGCAACAGAGTTGACTGATTTAACCGCATGGAACGGCGGGTATACTTCTACGGATGAAGGCTACAAAATGGCATCCGCGATGTTTGCGCAAAGTCCAAGTCCGGCAAGTATAAAAATTACTCAAATAACTACAGGATCAGATTACAGCACCGCATTGGACGCGCTTATTCTTACAGACGATGACTGGTATGGAATATGTATCGAATCGAGGGAAACCGCCGACCTACAAGATGTAGGCACATGGGCGAATTCTAATAAAAAGTTTTTCTTTGGATGCGCTGCGGATGCAGGGGCATTGCTTAATAGAAATGTAGACCGAGAGGCTTATCTTATACACAATAATGCGGCTGCTGATTATCCCGAATGCGCGTGGGTTGGAAGAGAATTGAGTAAACAACCCGGATCTAATACATGGAAATGGAAAGTGCTTTCCGGTCAAAATGCTTCTACTTTTTCAAGCTCTCAATTAACAACAATTAGAAATTTAAATGGTAACGCGTTGCAGGAACAGTCAGGAGCTACTTTCACGAATGAAGGAATAGCAACATCTGGTGAATATATCGATATTATAATTGGTCAGGATTGGGTTGAAAATCAAATTCTTATAGAGCTTTTATCGATGTTTACAAAAAATAATAAAGTTCCAATGGACGATACTGGAATCGCAAAAGTTGAAGCTGTTTTGAGAGGTGTGCTAAAAAGAGCAGGGGACAATGGTATAATCGCGAGAGCTATATCAGCGACTGACCTTGAATCGTCAGACGATAAAGTTTATATGTATCAAGTTACTGTCCCAGCAAGGTCTGATTTGAGTACAAACGATAGAGCCACAAGAAATTTAACAGGTGTTAAGTTTGAATACACAACGGCTGGAGCAATACATAAAACGACCGTTACTGGTCTAATAAGCGTATAAGGAGGGTTGAAATGGCAGGTGATTTTTTAGGCACTTATAATCCACAAGATGTCACTTTGGACTTTGCTGGATTTACAATATCGGGGTTTTTTGATGGTACATTTATCACGTGTGCTAAATCTGACCCGGAAATTTATAAAACTCATGTTGGTGCATGGGGTGAGGTTGCGAGAACTAAGAATAATAATGATATGGGAACTATAACATTTGTTTTGAAAAAAACAAGTCCGTCTAATGCTACGCTTGATTTATTGAAGCGGAATCCCGCAACTGCTCCTGTGCTTGTAAAAAATAATTCAGATGCCAATCATATAGCAGCGGCCGAGACTGCTTGGATATCTAATGACCCTGATATTACTTATAGCGATGAAGAAGACAGCGTCGAATGGATTATTGGTTGTGCGAATTTAATTATGTCTCATACATAGAGGTTTTATGAATATTAAAAGAATAGTTGTAAACGGCAAAGTTTATAAACTACAACATCCCGGAAATAGAGCATGGCTCGAAATCAAAGAGACTATGTACAAGCCTCAAACTGATACTATTAAAATGATTCCATTTTTGGATTACTGTTTCGAGCATGTCATATTCCCTGAAGAAGGTGACAAATTAAATTTGGACACTTGTGATCCTATTGATTTGGAGGTATGGCAGGAAATCCTGCCTCGATTTTTTCGCGGGGTTCTTGAGTCCGGGTACATATACCCAGACGATAGGAAATCACAAAAAGAAGGGGCCAGGCTACTGGAAGGTAAAAGTCAAAAATAACTGGATGTTTTGGCGGCCAATTGTGAATGGGGTTCTCAGCTACAGCGAGGCCGCCGAAGGAACCCCAGAGCTTTTATATGAAGCCAATGAGGCTTTAAATGAACACATAAGACTACAAAGACCTAAAAAGGGGATAAAGCGTGGCAGGTGAAGCGGTAAGAAAAATATTTGGTGAAATTATCTTCCGTGATAAAGCCACCAAAGAATTAGATAAACTCAATAGTAAGATGGACAAATCCAACGCTTCGGCGATGGGTTTGAATTCCGCGCTTGCCGCTATTGGCGGTACTGCTTTTTTGATGGGTGCCGTTAATGTAGCAAAAGAAATGATAAATGTATCTGCTTCGTTTGAACAGACTTCAGTTGCTATGGAAGTCATGACTGGCAACGCGGAAACCGCACAAAAGCTTCTTAAAGATATTGAAGATATCTCAATAGTAACTCCCTTTACCCCTGAAGCCCTTACTGAAAACGCAAAATTACTTTTAAATTTCGGAACTACTGTTGATGATATTATTCCATCTCTAAAAATGCTTGGAGATATTTCCGGAGGTAACAATGATAAGTTAAATAGAATGACCCTCGCGTTTGCGCAGGTCCAATCACAAGGCCGTTTAATGGGGCAAGATTTACTGCAAATGATTAATGCTGGATTTAATCCTTTGCAAGTTATCAGCGAAAAAACAGGCCGTTCTATGCGTGATCTTAAGGACGATATGTCTAAAGGATTGGTTTCTTTTGAAATGGTAAATGAAGCATTCAAGACCGCTACATCTGAAGGCGGCAAATTTTTCGGTATGATGGAAAAGCAATCCCAGACATGGGCAGGTTTGCAATCTACGCTGGAAGGTATGAAAGGAATTGTGTTCAGACAAATAGGTGATATTTTAGTTAAGGCTTTGAAACCTGTCATTAAAATCGTTATACAGGCAACTCAGGCATTCGTGGAATTTTCAAAAACTGAAAGAGGAGCGGCCGTTATAAAGACAGCTCTTATCGCATTATCCGCTGTAATAGGTACTGTGTTCGTGGCGGCCGTATGGGCGGCTGTTGTCGCTTTTCAGGCTTTAAATATTGCCCTACTTCCGATAACTGGCACCATATTGGGAATTGCGGCGGCTATAACAATTCTTGTTTTAATCGTTGATGATTTAATAACATGGTTTCAAGGTGGAGAGTCTGTTATTGGCGAATTTTTCGAAAGTATATGGGGATGGATAGAAAAATCAATCCCCGGACTCGCGGAATTTTTAAGATTATTCGGAAGAATTGTAAAAACCGTGTATCGTTTTTTTTCAGACCCAAAATTTAAAGTAAAGGATTTCGCGAAAGCCATAGGGAAACTTATTATTGATCTTGTCGCTTCGATACCGGGTTTAATATGGGACGCGTTGAAATATTTGGGTGAAAAAGCAACTTCGTTATTGGCTGGTCTTGGTAAAAATATAATAAAAAGTGTTTTACCGGATTCCGTTCTTAAGGTTTTTGGTGTACAGACTGAAGTCGCGAAGACTACTCCAATGAAGAAAATGGCCGACGGTGGAACTTTGCAAAAAGGAGAATCCGCGCTTATAGGTGAAGAGGGCC